GAAAGCGTTCTGTGACTGACCGTTTTCTCAACGCGCTCAAATACCATGCAAGCGCGATGGATAACGCGCATGGTCAGCCGCGGCTAGGAACGGTACAAAGTTATGATCCTACGAATGGCACTGCCCGTGTCCTGATACAGCCCGAGGGCATTCTGTCCGGCTGGTTGCCTGTCGCATCGCAATGGATCGGCAGCGGGTGGGGGATACATTCGCCACTCTCCGGAGGAGAGCAGGTGCTTGTGGTGCCCGTAGAAGGGGATGCCGAAAGCGGCGTAATTACGGGTCGGGTCTGGTCCGATCAGATGCTGCCGCCGGCAAACACGCCGGCTGGGGAATGCTGGATTCAGCACGAATCAGGCGCATTCATCCGCCTGAACAACCAGGGCCAGATTCTGCTCCAGGACGCGACTGGCACGAAGGTTCTGCTTAACAACAGCGGCACTGTGGCTGTCACCGGGCAGGTCGCGGTTTCCGGCAAGATCGTGGCGCAGGGCGACATCATAACCAATGCCGCCGGAACAGCGGTCTCACTCGATAATCACGTCCACCTCGATCCTGATACGGTGCCTCCTCATTCGACGACGCCGCCTGTTGGTGGGGGCGCCCCTGGAACCGGAACAGGTACTGGAAGTGTCGGATCTCCTGTCGCATCACAGGACTACGTAAACCAAGCGTTGGCCGGTCCACTTACTCCATCATCCGTAACCCTTTCCAGGGCCGCAGCCTCATCCACTGACGCTCCTGTTTTGGCGACTTCTGTCAACTTCGGTGCCTAATCGATCATGCCCGACTACGCGCCTGCATTTCCGGCCTACAATCTCACTACCAACATCGCCACGGTCACGAACGCACCCACGCAAAGTCTGTGGGCTAACTATGATACGATTTCCTGGAAAGGAAACTCCACGATCACGAGTGGCTCCGGGTTCGTGACGCGCTACATCGAGCACGTCGTGTATAATCCGATGGGCGGTGTATCAACTAGTCCGCAGGCGTGGGCTGCGGTCATTTCAACCGTTGACCTCACGAACAAGCCATCTTCACAGGCTGGTCTTGTACGGACAGCGGAACTCGACATGGAGGTTAGTGGGGCGGATGATTACGCGGGTGGTCTAGGCAGGATCATCCTCTCAATAAACGGGTTTCCGGGTCGCAACTATACGGGCACTGACACGCATATCGCGAACGCTGTGAACATCAATCAGGCTGGAGGCTCGGCGTCTAAATTCAGTTTCGGCACCTTTATTAACATCGGTGGCGTGTACACAGGCTCCGGGATCGATCTCAGCAGCGCACAGGCACAGAACAATGCTCCCGCACTGCGTCTCGGCGTGAACCAGCGGATTATGCTGGATAGCACAAACGGGACAGGCGGTGCGCACTATATCTATAGCGATGGCGTGACAATGCACCTCGAAGGGGTAAATATCGGTTTGAACGCGCCGACCGGGTTCAGCAATAACGTCGGGTTTTTCAGCACGCTGCCGCAAGCGCAGCAGGTGCTTAGCTATTCGCGCTCAGGCGCAGGAGAAACATCAGCGGTCGCAGCTATCCGACAGGCGCTAGCGGCGTATGGGCTAATCAAGGATTCTACTACAGCATAACATGACCGATATCGCCCATACCTTTGGCCAGGATTTGGCCTTCGGTCCGACCGGAGACCTTTTGATCGCTGATGTACCGGATGTGACCACGCAGCGAGTGCTTCGGCGGCTTTTGACCAATCAGGGCGACTATCTCTGGCAGCTTCAATATGGTGCTGGCCTGCCCTCCCTTGTCGGTCAGCCAGCAAGGGTGAACGAAATTCATGGCTTGATTCGTGGGCAGATGCTACAGGAAGCGGGTGTCGCGCAAAATCCCGCACCAACTGTTACCGTTTCCAGCAGCCCGAATGGAACTGTATTCGCTAATGTCACGTATGCGGATGCGGATACTGGAAGTACACAAGTCGTCAGGGTTGGGTCGCATAGCAGTTTCGCGATAACTGGCGGCTACGGCGGCAGCGGTCAAGGGAGCGGCGTCTATAGCAGCGGTGGTGCCAGCAGCAGTAGCGGTGCCGGAGACAGTACTGGTGGTGTCAGCAGTACTGGTAGCCAGTCTTTTACGCTTGACGCATCACGTTTGGATGGCGGCGACCTGTTAGGATAATGAGCATGAAAGCACGCTGTCTTGGAGTTGCCGCTCTTTTTTGCGCGTTTAGCAGTGTAGCCTGGGGACAGGCTTATTCGGGCGGGACGTTCCACAGTGGCCTACCCTTAAAAGCTTCTGATCTGAACAGTGCGTTTGCAAATTATCTTCCTACGTCAGGAGGAACTCTAACCGGTCCCTTGACCGCGTCGTCCCTAACTTCAAATGGCGTGGTAAACAGCACGTTAGGATATCAGCAGAAGGGCAGCACGGTTCTGAATGTGCTGGCCAGTACTGCTTATCAAGAAGGGACTTTTGTTGGGCCTCGTGCCGGAAGCAGCATAACGTCAGTCCAGTGGGGGGCTGTTGCTATCGGTTCGGACGCACTGCGTTCTCTTACGAACTCCTCCGGAGAGACGACCGCTGTTGGTCCATATGCCTGCGAGTTTCAGACGACTGGCGGCGGCAACACCTGTATAGGAGAGCACGTAATAGGGTACGACAATCCTACCTACGCAACAGGATTGGGTGTTGACGCGATGAGAGACGCGATTGGCGTCTCGAACACTACGGCGATCGGGGCACTGGCGGATATGGACGGTACCAGTGGCCCTAATACTGTTGTTGGATCACAGTCCTTGTCTGGAAATGCCGGATCAATCTCAATCGGCGGAAGTCCAACTGTAGGAGATGTGCTATCCATTCAGTTCACAACGACAAATGCAAACGTTATCGGTCTACCTGCTACTGCGACATATACGGTTGTCGCCGGAGACACCATCAGCTCTATAACCTCTGGGTTATCAACTGCCATTCATAATTTGAATGTCAGCTATAGGCTTTCTGACGGAAACACGACACAGCAAGAGAACGGAGCCCAACTAGAAGGATGGGCCGCATCCCCTACAGGAACTATACGTTTCCACTTTCCTGGCGGAAACTCTTCAGGATGGTCAATAACGCCCACCACATCGTGTTCCGGAACATGCACAGAAACTCTTACTGTTAATGCGCCGTTCTCAGGAATAGACAACATCGTCGTTGGGGCGTCATCACTCACCGCGTCGGCCCTCACGACAGGGTCGCGGGACATCGCTATTGGCGATTTCGTGATGCAAAATGCGATTGCCGGATCGTCGGATAACGTCTGCATAGGGTATTCTACGTGCATCGCGTACACAAATGACCACGATAATGTGTTTATCGGTTCTGGCGCTGGGACAAACGCCACAGGGGGGAGCCAGTACAACACGGTTGTCGGTAGAAGTGCTGGAACCGGCATCGCTTCAGGAGCCGCAAATAACACGATCCTGGGAGGGCAACCTCTTTCCGGAAGCTGTATAACGAGCGGATGGAATAATATGGAGCTTGGCATTGACGCTTGTGTTCCATCTCCCACTTCTAGCAACCAGCTTTCAATTCAGAACATCATATACGGTACTGGACTAAGTGGACGCAACGGCACAATGTCTCCGGGCCGAATTGGTATCGGGACTCAAGCGCCAAACGCGACACTTACAGTCGGTTCAGCGGGCGGAGGTAATGACGACGGACACTTAGGATTCTTGGGCGCGAAACCGACATTAGGTGGATGCGGGACAAGCCCAAGTCTTGATGCAACCGCTACGGATGGAAGCGGCACCGTCACTGAGGGGACCACAGCGACTGGATGTACTCTTACCTTTGCAGTAGCATATGCCACAGCGCCCCATTGCATCATTTCCTCTCCCAGCGGGTCAGCATTCACGAGTTATAGCACATCCACAACGGCCCTTACCATAGTGAACGCAAGCGCGAGCGGAAATAAGTATAGCTATGTTTGCGTGCAGTAGGCGCCTCTAGCGTATGGCAATAGCTGATGCAGCTTAGCCTTCAGACTTTTTCCACCTATGTTCAGCAATTTGCAGCAACAGCGCAGGCGGAAGCATCGGTCGATCTCGACTTTACGGTCGGATCGATCATGCGTGCGCTCGCCGAAGCGAATTCGGCACAGGCACTTTGGCTGCAATGGATCGCGTTCCAGGTTCTGCAAACCACGCGACTGGCGACCAGTACCGGAATCGATGTTGATAGCTTTATCAAGGACTTTGCGCTTACCCGTCTCCCTGGTGTCTCGGCCACTGGACAGGTGACGTTCGGTCGATTTACCGCCGTCACTTCCGCGCTTGTCCCTATCGGCGCTCAAGTCAAGACGACAGATGGCACCCAAACTTTCAGCGTTATCGCTGATACGACGCAGCCAGGGTGGAATGCCGCCCAGAACGGCTACCTGATGGCGGCCGGAGTTTATAACGTCACTGCGACCATTCAGGCAGTGAATGCCGGCACCGTAGGAAACGTGCTACCCGGCACGGTTTCGCAGCTTGCCAGCGCCATTCCAGGCGTGGATACGGTGACGAACGCGCTAGCGTTCACAAATGGTGTGGATCCGGAAACGGACCAAGCAGTCCGGGCTCGGTTTCTTCTCTACATTGCCGGCCTGTCCAAGGCTACCGAAGCTGCCGTCGGCTCGGCAATCGCTGGCGTACAGCAAGGGTTGTCCTATGCGATCGTTGAGAACAACCCGTTACCCGGCAGCTTCATCGTTGTTATTGACGACGGATCAGGTGCGCCACCTGCCGCGCTTCTAAACAACGTCTTTACTGCGGTTAATTTGGTTCGGCCAGTCGGATCGTCTTTTTCAGTGATCGCGCCTAATGTGACGCGAGTTACCGTCCAATGCACGCTGGCAGTTGGGCCAGGTGTATCAAAGACGAACTTGATCGGCCCGGTTGAGACGGCGATTACAGATTATATTAATGGTCTGCCGGTCGGTGCATCACTGGCTTACACGAGATTGGCACAGATTATCTATGATGTCGCACCGACGCAGATTACGAATGTGACCGGACTGGCCGTGAATGGTGGGACGGCGGACATTAACCCAGGAGTGGCAGGTGCTGTAAAGACGGCTAGCGTTGTTGCGAGCTAGCTCGTGGACGATCCGCAGAACATGCTGGGCCGCTTGGAGGCGGCTCTTCCACGCGGATGGTTCCCGGATACGTCTCCGGTTCTGGACGTGCCGCTGTCTGGCTCGGCGGCGCTTCTCAACCAGCTTTACCAACTTCTTTCCTACATCAAGCAACAGACCCGCATAGCAACTGCCGGCGATGTGTTTCTTGACCTCATCGCACAGGACTATCTCGGTTGGAGGGTTTCGCGTCGCCCCGGACAAGGTGATGACGCCTTTCGGCGTCGCATCCAAGTGGAGATCCTACGTCCGCGCGCGACGCGACAGGCGCTTATCAGCGCGCTTACTGACCTGACGGGAGTTGCGCCGCAGGTTTTCGAGCCTCGCTGGGCACCGGACACGGGTGGCGTCGGCTGGCAGGGCATGACGGTCGGCACCGGCCTTTCGGTGGGCGGTGCTGGTGTCGTTGGTGCGGGTGGCTGGGGCAGTCTCAATCTGCCGTTTCAGTTCTTCGTCACCGCCTACAGCGGCAACAGCCAAATCGGCGGCGTTGGCGGCGTCATGGGGGCGTACTACGGCTCGGGATGGGCCGGCGGCGGCATAGGCACGCTCTCCAATTTCGGAGCCACGGCCGGCGCGATCGAGGTCGCCTCGTCGGATATGGCCGCTGGTATCGTCACCGAGGCGGACATTTACTCAACAATCCAGGCGATGATCCCGGTCGGAACAATCGCTTGGACGAAAATCCAGGATTTTGTGCCGCCGTCATGGGCGCCGCAATTTACCAACACGAGCCTCTATCCGTTCGGAGGAACGGTCTTCGTTACTGGCTTCGCGCCTTCTATTGCGAACGCGAACCTCTACGTTTCACCGACCACGGGCGCAATTTTTATCAGTGGCGTTCCGGCCACGGTATCTATTGCTGCAAGCGGACAGACTTCGGTTGTTCTCCAACCGCTTACTGGGTCGCTTTCCATTACTGGAAGAGCGGCTACGATTTCGACTGGCGTAAGCCCGAACGTGATCGTGACACCGCTTGTCGGTACCATCGCCATCACTGGGAACATTGTTACGATATCTACGGCAAGCGTGGCGCCCCCACCGGCCGATCCGTTCACCGCGGACTTCAGCAGCGACTTCGGCGGTGGCACCGGACAGACAATCACAACGACCAATCCGTTCTCGTCGGCCTTTAACAGTCAGTTTGGCTAGGGAAGTTGCCATTTCTGCTAGCAGCGGAGTTTGTGTGCCATTAACAAGTATCCAGTTTTTCCAGGGCAAGTACCGCTCGACACCGACTGGCTCAATCCACAGCGCGCAACCGAGATCGCCATCGGTTTTGCGCTGAAGGCGGCATTTGGGACAGGCACTGTTGTTGATGGACTGGCTTGCACGCCGACTTCACCTGCGAGCATGCAGGTTGTGATTGGTCCTGGCTCAATCATCTACAATACTACAGTTGACACGCTGACAACCGGATTCGGCTCGCTTGCCGTCGATAACTCCACGGCACTCGTTAAAATCGGGATCAATACCGCGCCCACGACGATGAGCGCGCTGACTGCACCAACAACGGCAGGACAGTCACAAAACTATCTGATCGAGGCGTCTTTCAGCGAGACGGATGGCGGTCCGGTGGTGCTGCCGTTCTACAATGCATCCAACCCTGCGGTCCCATATTCCGGACCGAACAACTCAGGCGCGACGAGCAACACGGTTCGGTACAACACAGTTAATTTGCAAATCAAGGCGGGTGCTCCCGCGACAACTGGTAGCCAAACGACACCCTCTCCTGACGCGGGGTTTGTCGGCATCTGGGTCGTGACGGTTCCTTATGGTGCTGCGTCGCTTACAGCAGGAAATATCGTGCAGTACGGGGCTGCGCCGATCATTCAGGCTAGGCTTGGGCCTGGGATGTTTAGCGGTCGGCCGCAACTGACTCCGTTCAGTACGCCTGGATCATACACCTGGACAGCGCCCGTTGGAGTCACCTCAGTCGAGGCGTATGTGACCGGCGGTGGCGCTGGCGGCGGATCAACAACTGCTTCCAATTATGGCGCGGCCGGCGGTGGCGCTGGAGGGACCGCCATCGGCGTCTACCAGGTTTCTCCCGGAACGTCTTATTCGGTTGTCGTGGGAAGTGGGGGCGGCGCGGGAAGTGGGGGAGGAAGCAGCTCCTTCTCGACTTTCGCGTCTGCCACTGGGGGAAGCGCCGGAGCGGCGGCATCGTCCGTGAACTCTGCTGGAGGTGCCGGTGGAACGGCGAGTGGGGGCGCCCTTAATCTCAATGGCGGCTATGGAGAGGATGGTCAGAGCAGCCTCACTGGAGGCGCCACCAGTTTTGGCGGCGCTGGCGGCGCATCGTATTGGGGCGGCGGAGTGCGTGGCGGTCAGTATGTGACTGGCCAAAACGTAGCAGCGGCTCAAACGCCCGGTTCGGGAGGGGGAGGCGCTTACAATCTCGTCTCGGGAAGCGGCCTAGGCGGCGTCGGTGCTCCTGGCATTGTCGTTCTCAGGTATTAGCATGAGCATCTATGCGCGCATTCAAAGCGGCATGGTCGCCGAGCTTTTCGCGACCGACGCTGATATCTCCAGGATGTTTCATCCTTCATTGCAATGGATTGAGGTCAGTTCAGTCAAACCGGCGCCGCAGGTTGGGTGGTCTTTTAACGGACATACATTCGCGCCTCCGGCTCAAACCGCGCCGACTTCTCAGATCCAAACGCCGATATCTCTGCTTACTTCTGGGTGCCAAATCAAAAGCCAATC